CACCCGCCGCTATGTTAATTTCGTCGTCAGCAAATATCTTTAGCAGGTCCGACAGCTCTCCCTGCTCCATTTTTATCAGCCGGTATGCCCGGTCTATCATCCTGCCAAGGACGGCCTGCCTTGTTCTGGCATGTCTGAAGATAACCGCTTTCTCGCGTTCGCTTTTCCCTTCTATGGCTGCTTGCGTGTCCCCTGTGATTTTTTCCTGTTTGTCTGTGAGACCCTGAATCATCTCGCCGAGCTTGCGGATATCACCAGTAGGGTCTTTAACCTGTAAAATTTTACTGAAAACCTTCGCTGCGTTAGCCTCAGTGTCAAGAAGTAGCTCATTCTGCTTGTTAGATTCCTCTCTTGAAGCATCCCGATCCACATTATTTATAGTCTCTACCGCCGTGTTCAAGACACGTAGAGCGGCTGTTTGCGCTGATTTTGGAAGACCGTAAGCCTCTGCAAACGCGGGCCAGCTATCATTAACAGCCTTTTGTTGGGCGCGAAGATCGTCCCTGTTTAAACCCGCCATTTTTTCTCGGAGCTTCGCCAAGGCATTGTTGGTTTTGCCCGTGCGGACTTGTGAGCGAACATCAATATTAAGAGCCGTGGCTGCTTCTAGTGCTTTTTTCTGGTCTTCGGGGGAGCCAAAATTAAACGCATAATCTATATTTTCTCGCGCTGTAATTTCGGCTTGCCTGCGCTCATCATTAGCCCTTGCAACCGCAACATTGTTCTGACCGGCTGTTACAGCCGACGCGAAAAACGCACCATCCGGGGTGCTGAGATCCACGCCTCCTATTTTCCTGCGGAACTCGTCAACGCCTTTCATGTAGGCTTCAACATCACCGTCCGCCGCTCTGGAGAGGCCATCGATTGCAGTGCTGTACGCCTTCTGATTCATTTGGGAAACGCGCTGTTGAAGCGTGTTGTGATAGGCAGTGCTTGCCCTATCAAACGCTTTCTGTTCGCCAAGCGAAAGTGTGCCCTGCAGCTTCAGATTTTTGAACTTGTCATCACCGGAAAGAAGGATCGACTCCGCTGTCAACGGTACCTGAGAAGCCTCATACCTAGCCCTGCGGACGGCCTCATCCTCATCACGGGCTGCCTGACTGACCGCAGCTTCCGTTATTCCCCGGCCCAGAAATCCCATCAGATCAGGCGTGGGAGACATCCGTGGACGCACCACGCCAATACGCGGGAAACCAGCCTCCGCTGATATCTGAGGTCTATACTGGGTGGGAGCGCGAGCCATTAATTAGAGATCCCACCAAGCTTTACCGTACCCCGGCTGGCCCCAATTTGCTCCGAATTTCATTACCCCCTTAGGTTTACCTCTAGACGTAGGCGTCACCGGAGGAGCAAGGGTGGGATGCACCGTTGTTCTTGTGGCGGTGCTCGGTGGTTTCCTGAAGTTCTTTAATATACCGGCACCGGCTCCACCAACAGCCATCGCATAGTCCAGCATCCCGGGTGTCCCGGCCTTAACCGCGCTTTTCTGGGCCTGTATACCAGCTGACTGGGCAGCAAGGTTTGACTGGTTACGCGCAAGATCCTGCTGGAACAGGCGATCACCCTCTCTCTGGAACGCGGCGGCAGAAGTACCTGAACGCCCAAAGTCCGGCCCATAAGTTGCAGCAAGCAAGGCCCGGTTCTGGCTTTCCTGCTGCGCTCTCTGTAGGGTAAGATCTTCTGCCCGTGCCTGTGCCTGCTGCGTAAGAAGTTCTTGGTTTGCGCTAAGCTGTCTCAGCTCAGCCTTGTCTGCCTCACTTCGCTGCATCAGTGATCTAATTTTGCCCGCACCTTCAATTGTGTGGCCAAGGATGGCTCCCCAATTAATTGATCCGGGTACACTTGAAGGAATACCTGTGCCAGCGCCGGTAGCACCAGACCCGCCCGCAGCGCCGCCAAGTCCAAGCGACGTTAAAAGTCCACTACTCATTAGAATACTACCTCCATGCTAACGCCCAGTAGCTTGAGCGGCAGGGGATCAGCCTGCGTGATTGTGATTGCGGGGTCTTTCTGCCACCCCAGTAAAAAGAACTCCTTGGTGCCGGTTATCGTTGACGGCTGATTTGAAAAATCATCATTGACCTGGCGAACAAGCAGGGCTGTGCCGTCTACCGATATCGCCATTGCGTCACGGATGTTGACCAGCACACGGTTAATGCGCTTCGGCTCACCGGATGTCTGACCGTTCAGGCCCTGATTATCGACGGGCATTGTCTTGAGGGTCGGCGTGTAGTTGAACCCGGCGGTAATCGAGGAGATGTTTTCTTCCGTGATCGTAATCACACCCCCCGCTGAAACCGTATAGGTACCGAGGGAATAGTTGCCGCTGATGACGTTGACACTCTGGCTGGCAAGGTGGGTGTAGCCACTGTAGGTCTTTGTCGGGGACCCGGAGGTAACGGTCTTCGAGCAGTCAAGGGAGGTCGCATCCGTGTGCGCGATCTCCTCGAGGTAATACTTTGTTGCTGAATTGACCGTCCGCTGCACCAGCGCAAATAGTCTTTCATATATAGAGACAATCGAAAGGAACTGGCCGTCTGTCGTCCACAGTGCCCAGCCCTGTTTCTTCTCGTCACGGAGGGAATGATAAACAGCTATCGCGCCATCCGAGTTGAGGACAAACAGGTAGCTCTCCGGTCGATCATCATTGCCAAGTGATATAGCTGTAGAGACTGGTGTGCCGATAAGATGATGCGCCAGCAACGAGACACTGTTTGACTGGTAGGTTGTCAGGATGTCGGAGAATACAAACTCGCGGATCGTGTTCGAGCCTCGCTGAACAAACAGCGTCGCACCGTCATAGTTGACCGGGCGGACACGGGAAGTCCCGAACGGCGTCTGCATCCGGAGCGCCACGTTCGCAGGCGTGATAACGGCGGTTGTCGATTCCTTGATAAAGAACTCCGCCGAGTCCGTGAAGATCTCAAGGTGCCGACCGGAGTTGAGATGCCTGATTTCATGGAGGGTAATACCTGCAACCGTCAGGTTGATGGCGTCCGAATCCGAGGCATCGTCAACATCAAAGTTGAAATAGTTGGCTGATTGCGAGGCATACAGACCCGCCGGTCGGCCTATACCTCCGCCAAACCAAAGCCTGTTTTCGTGGAACACAACAGCACTGGGATACCCGTTCGGTTCTGAAAACGCTGCCTCGTCCCAATCGGTACCCGCACCTGTACCGCTCAGTGTCTCACGCACCGTTGCGTTCATCACCGTCGCGGAAACTCTCGTTGTCAGAAGAATTTCCTTTCCCGCGTAACGAATAATGATGCTGTTACTGGCATGATCGGTCGTCCAGTGATCCGCCGATGTCGTTACCGTTATGGTCCCTGAAGTTCCTGAAGGGGTCAGCGTTACATCATTAGCCGCAAACTTGTAGTAGGGCTGCTTCAGCGGGGTCGATCCCTCGAAGGCAAAATCACTCCGGGCGAATGTATTCGCGGCTGTCCGCTTGACCTGCTGGGGCTTCATGTTGCGGTGAACGACAAACATCGTATCCGCATACTGCGCCCAGTTGATTTCATCGACAGGCACGGAGCCGGTTCCCCAAGGGCATCCCGTGATCGTCTGGTGCAGGGTGCCGTCGAGACCGTAGACCTTCAGGTTCTCGGCACCGAAAGCAAAGATATAATTCTCATTGGATGAGAAGGAGAACGCTACCAGCCGCGCATTGGCCCCCACATCTGCGAGAAAGGTACTGCCGGGACGGCGCATAAGGCCGCCAGTCTGGAGTATCTGCCAGTTACGCAGCGTCGCCGCACCTTCGTAATAGGATCCTGCATCGATCCGAGACACCATGTTCGGATCGAGTTCACCAGCCGAAAATGTCGATTGCACCATCTTGGCCTGAGACATGGCGCTAACTCGTAGAAGTAGAGTTGCGGAACCGGGCGAAGCGGTTCGTCGGTATCTTCCGGGCTGTCTGTTCCTGACTGTCAAGGTTCTTCGCCAGACGCATCTGGGAAACGTACTGCTGCAGGAACAGGTTCTGCATATCACCGGACCGGGCAACCGAGGCCGCGAATGTGGCTGCCATGTGATACTGGGCAAGCAGTATGAAATACGGGGGCCAGCTCGACTCGTCAGCCCGGTAGGTATAGTCCGCAATCAGGACATCGCCGGATGCCGCATTGCAGTACACCATGTCTTCGTAACGGTCATAGGACAGGATGTTGTCGTTGATCGTTACAGTGTGAAGGCTCAGAAGATCGGACGGCAGCTGATAGGCCGCATCGAAGCGACCGGCAGGCGTATCCGTGAGCCGGGATAACTGGGACTGGCCCGAGGCAAAACGCCAGCGCATCATGGAGAGATCAGCGCGAACCGTATCCTCATAGGTGTTTGATGCAACCGTGGCCTCCGTGGTGCCGTCATCAAACGACGAAATCGGGGAAGCCCCGATCATCACCAGCGCACGGGCGCAGATGTCGATATTAGTTGTTGACGCAGTTAAAGCCATAACGGACTGAGAAAGGGAGCCGGTTGCCCGGCCCCCTTAATCATCAGGTACCGTTAGTCGTGGTAACTGTCGCCGCACGGCTTGCGGACGTTACAACAACGAGGTCAACTGTACGCGTACCTCCTGTTGCGCCAACCGCAATAATGCAGTCATCCTGATTCAGGATATTGGTTGCATCGTTAAAGTAGCCTGATCCGACGATTGTTCCGATTGCATCGGTGCTTTCGTACATGTACAGGGACTTTACGCCGCCGCCAATTTTATGAAGGTCTGCTGCTGCATAAGCCATTATCAGGACTCCGTAGCTTGTACTTCGTAGATACCAGCCGCGTCGATCAAGACAGAGCCTTGGGACAGGTTCGCGGTAATAAGGTGCGAAACTTTCTCAGGGATGTAGTTGACCTCCGTGGTTACGTCCTTGCCGGACGCAAAGCCGATCGCGCTACGATGCCACATGAAGCATTTCCGGGTGGTCGAGGATTTCGGCAATCCGGAATGAGCGAACCAGATGTAACCGAGCCACGATTTTGCGGTCATGCCACCTTTGAAGGGCAGGTCTTCGTAACCGATGTAGTCAGCCTGTACGAAGGAGTTGACACCGAGCAGGTCAGTCCACTGCTGCGGACCTACCGCTGCGTAGCGTTGCCCGTCATCCGGAACATCGCCATCGCCCATGCCCTCAAATACTTCAAAGACCTTGGCCTGCGTCAGAGCCGCAGAGCCGTGGGCTACTTCGTTCGTAGTTGTGTCCATGGCGGTTGTGATGAGTTCATCAGTCTTGCGACCGAGAGCTGCTGCCGCGTTCATGGCAACAACCTGACGTTCGTCAATGTTGATTTTCAGCTCATCAAGGGCGTCAACGTAGTCCGCAGCATAGTAATCGCTGAGACTGCAATCGACGTTTGAATGGTCAAGGTCCATCGCGGCTACGGAGCTATGTCTAGCTTTCGTGGACGCTGTTCCCTTGGCCACTTTCTGGAAACGAGCCGTTGATCCCTGCACGTTGTTTACCACGCGAATTGTGTTCCGGAGCTTGGAACCCATTCTCTGGTAAGCGACATGGACCTCTGACTCGAATTGCGTGATAAACGCAGTATCGATATCAAGAGCCATTTGGCACCTCGTTATTTAGAGTTGACACAAATGGTTATCCGTTGGCGTCAAGCGTTGAAGTTGTCCGGGGACCGGGCTTCCACCTACGCATCAGGGCCGAGGTGACAGAACCACGGTAATCAAACGGTTAAAACGCACGTGAGAACCTAGACGGAAGCGCGGCGCACCATGTTTTCGACCTGTTTTACATAGGCCGCGTCCCGGCGAGCGGGGTCCCAGTATTTCGGATCATCCATTGCTGCCTGTATATCGGTCTTCTCTGGCTTGGCAGTAACCGACTCCGCGTTATAGGCATTTGTCTGTGCGGGTTTGTTGGTATTCATCAGTGACTCCAGTGCCTGAAAGGCTTCAGCCGTGCGGATCTGGCCGGACAGGGCTTCATACATATCGTCGTTGAGGTTCTTGCGGACCCACATATCGACAGCATCCACCCGGGCCTGTCCGTTCTCACCGAGCCTTTCGACCTCCTGTGCAATGTCAGGGCCGGTAGCCATGGCCTCGAGATAGGTATGGATACCTTCTGAGA